TTAACATTGGGGATGTTATCAACAACCTCAGTGAAAACGCAGCCGAGAACCTAGTCGCAGAGTACGCCTACGTTATGTCAGAGTGGAAACTCCACTATGTTTGTAACGAAAGCGTCAATATCCTCACATCGTCTGGCGTGCGGCATATCTCGTGTGAAAGCGAGACAATTCAGCACGTCAAACGGAGGAGCTTTGCGTCTCCATATGGTTTTGGTTTCACGCCTCAATCCCTTTCTGGGAAACAGGCGCTAATCCTCTCAGCTCTAGGGATATCCCGGAACTGGTAGGATCCTACAGGGGGTAGAACCCTCTGAAGTACCAACTACTAACTTTAGGAGCCATGAACTTTGTTCTCTGACCCCCAAACAGTCACCGTTAATGCGGTGGCGCAGACGCTTCCGGCAGTTTCCCGAGAGCCCATGAAATCCCTTTACCGGGAGGACATCGGCGAATATGAGCTTGTTATCGCTCATCAGGAAAACCGGAGTCGGAACCGTCGGACTATCCGGCTTAATCGCCGGAAGACCACTGCGGATCCGTTCATCCCGGCGAACAACGTCGAGGTATCGCATTCCGTCTACCTCGTGATCGATGCACCCATCGCTGGGTTCACGAACACGGAGCTGAAGGACGATATCCTCGGTCTTGTCGCCTGGCTGACGTCGGCCAACGCCTTGAAGGTGCTGGGTGGTGAAAGCTAATCTCGAGATGCTTGCGGTGGTGGTTGTCTGTCTCACGACGATAACCATCATCCTGGCGTCCTGCACCGTTGACGGCAACGCGGTTCGCGATGTCGTCCACGAGCTGCCTTCCGTAATCGATTCCCTTAAGGATCGACCGGTCGGCAGCAGTGAGACTCGTTGACCTTCTTGGTCTTCGATCTCGAGAAAAGCTGAACCCATCCTCTGTTGTGCCCCCCCACACTGGGGGGGCATAGCTCTTATGAGCTAGGGAAGTCAACCAAGGTTCTATGGATTCATTTAGCCCCACCGTAAGGAGGAGTGAATGATGAAAAGCCTTATGTGGCTTCTGAAGTGTATGCTGGATAATACCAGCATACGATGCGGCACCGACACCCACCGGGACTATATTACTATGTCCCGGAGGATCAAACATGAGGGATTGTCGTTCTTGACAATTACCCTACCGAACTACGGAAAAGATTTCGAAAGATCTCTTGACCGTGGATTGGTCACGCCTGCCGACTTCCTAGGTTTTAGGAGGAAGGCTGCTCTCCCCACACTGTTGTGGGGTTTGCTTGCGAGGGTGTTTGACCCTGGTACTGGTGAGTTGCTTGATGAGCCCGACGTAGAAGCAATCTTGTGCATTAGGCAGCTATGCCTGATGTGGAAGAAAGTTAACCTTAAGTGCTCAAAAGATCGAGTACAAAAGGCCTACGATGGGTTCTACAAGTGTGAGTACGAGCTCAATGGCCTGATGGCCGCTTTGCCCGTTGAGGTTTATTCCCTCTTCGGTAAGGTGGCTGACGTGCTTTGGAGTCAGACTCTCGGTCCTCTGGATCGGAAGATCCAAGAAGGAGAGCATCTAATTCCGCGTCACGGTCCAGGTGCAACCGCTGAGAAGATTTCTGGAAATCAGAAATATATTCAGAAGCGGTGGCATCGCAGGCTAGAGGCGTCATTTCCGTTTTCTGCCTATGGGATGTCAAATCCATATGGCGTTGACGTGGGTGATCCTCTGGCTGGCGTAGAGTTCGTCGAACCCGGAATGGAGGAACCCGTCAGGGTTGTCACCGTTCCTAAGACCCTTAAAACTCCACGCATTATTGCGATTGAGCCAGTGTGTACACAGTACACACAGCAGGCTTTGGCCCATCCGATCATGGAAATGATCGAGCAAGCTAAGCATACGCGAGGTCACATTAACTTTCGTGACCAGACGATCAATCAGCAGATGGCACGGATGGCATCGAAAAGTGGCCGATTGGCCACTCTAGATTTGTCCGAAGCCAGCGATAGAGTGCATAAGGACCTCGTTTACAGGATGCTACAGGCTGTCCCCTACCTTAGGGATGCAGTCTTCGCTACCCGGTCTATGAGGGCGTCCGTGCAGGGCAATGTTATTTCGCTCTGCAAGTTCGCGTCGATGGGTTCAGCGTTATGCTTCCCCATGGAATCAATGCTGTTCTACACAGTGTTGATTACCGCAAGGTTGATTACGCTCAACTTACCACCAACGCCTCATGCGATCAATTTCGCTTCGCGTGAGGTGTACGTCTATGGGGATGATCTTATTGTCCCCTGTGACGAGGTGCTTCCTATCTGTTTTGCCCTAAACTCCTTTGGGTTGAAGGTGAATGAACACAAGTCTTTCTGGACCGGAAGGTTCAGAGAGTCCTGTGGAATGGATGCTTATAACGGAATAGACGTAACACCTGTCTATCTCCGTAATTTGCCTCCAGCAGGTAGGCGGAATGCTTCCGCGGTGATCTCTTTCGTCGCCTTCGCCAATCAACTTTACACAAAAGGTTGGTGGACGGCAGCTAGACGGGTGCGTGATGAGGCTGAGGCCCTTTTTGGGCCGTTACCCCACGTGCTAGAGTCATCGCCATGTCTGGGTTGGAGCTCGTTTCGCAACGAGTATACCTACCAGAAACTGTGTCCTGATCATCAAAAGCCAGTAGTTAAGGCTATGGTGGTCAAGCCAGTCTACCGTGAGGACGTCATTGACGGCCACGCGGCTCTCATGAAGTACTTCTTGAATGCGGGTGAAGAACCCGTTCTTCAAAAGAAGCACTTGGAGCGGACTGTACGTCCTCGACGCGTACGCATCGAAGTCGAGTGGGCCCCGTCCTGTTGACAACAGGACGGGTAAACGGCTAACCAGCCGTTTGGAGCATGTGTAGC